GACTTGGAAAGTGAAGGTTTCGAAGTCCAATGTTTTCTTATTCCAGCTTCAGGCCTCGGTGCTTGGCACAAAAGAAACAGAGTCTGGATTGTGGGCCACTCCAAACACAATGGATTACTTGCCGCCGAGAAGCGCAGCAGGGACAAAAAAATTAATGGAGGGACACCGAAAGGGCAGAACCAAACCATCGAATCTGAGAGAACAAGTGGATCCAGAAACAATGAAGATGTATCCAACACCACAGGCAGCAGATCATTTGGCGAATCAATCAGAAACATTAGAAGCTTGGGAGAAAAGAGCGAAACAAAAGAAAGAAGAGAAGGGAATCAATCTTCAATTTGCACTTCGTCATGCAGTTCAGAAGGAAGAGAAGCAAAAGAGGATGTATCCAACTCCACGATCCTCAGGACAGGAGGATGCAGAGACACTGATCAAGAGGAAGGGAGAGAAGGCTGCAGCTCGACACAATCTGACGGCAAACGTTCAAATGTTTCCAACACCATCAGCGAGTTGTCAGTTGGATGTAGTAGCACCACCAGAGACAGTGAAAAAGAATTCATCAGGTTGGAGTGTAACGAGGGTTGGCACTGGAACCAAGTTCGGAGCGAAGTTGAACGATGTAGTGAACAAAGTAAATCAACCAATCAAACTTGGTGGCAAATTGAATCCGAACTTTGTGGAGTTCCTGATGGGATTTCCTATGGACTGGACAAAGGTAGAGTCAACAGAATAAAAGGTCTTGGCAACGCAATCGTTCCTCAGTGTGCAAGAATTATTGGATTAGCAATTAAAAAAGTATTGATTGAAGAGGGTAGAGAATGAGTGCCACTTTTGGTTTTGGTATGTTGGTATATGGATTGATATGTATAACCATAGCTGCAATTATAATTTATTTTGTTATTAAAAATATAAAATGAAATTATTATTCTGTATTTTTCTGATCACTATGATATATGT